GATATAACTCCATCAGAGTAAAAACCATCCGCAGCAAGAGTCGTTAAACCTGCATTTGTAAATACAGAGGTTGACGATGCAAGCGTTGGAGCGTTTAAATAATATGTTGAACTTGTTGCCATAGTTTATTTTTAAGTTGGTATATCACAGTTGCAACATACGTCAATTATATCTACATCTGAGTAACACAATGTAACCGGTATAGACTGTCTGAAATCCCATATCAAATATAAATAATTCTCAAGAGCCGGAACCGTAAAGTCTGCATAATTTACATCACCACCTCCTGCATTAGGAGTAGCTGTAGTAGCCAACCCTAAAAGAGTTGTTAGGTCTGTGCTGTTGTTTCCGTAAAGTATATCAGATACGTGGTATTTAAACTCATCCTCAGACGGGTTAAAGACAAATGTATCAGTAGCAAACTTGTTTGAAATCAAACTTACCACACTTCCTGTAGGAGGGAATGCACCTGTACCCACAAAGTTTGTTGTAACATTATACCTTGACACGAGAGGCGTATCAGTACCTGATGCAAATGTAACAAGGCTTGACTGCAGAGGAGAAGTGAAAGACCCATCTACATACCTGTATTGGGTATGTACAGTATCTCCTGATTCGTAGTCATTAGTTAATACAATCTGTACTATTGTTAAACTTGCAGCATTACAACAGTCAGCAAGTACGCTAAGCGTAAGGTCTCCTGTATAGTTTATCGTAATTAAAGCTGTTTCCTCAGAAACAAAGTTCTTATCAAAAGTTATAACACCTCCAACTGAAACCCATCCTGTAGTGTCAGTAACACCATTGTATTCAACCACTATCTCAAAAGAAGAACCTTCGCTAATTGCAGACACAGTATAGTTGACGTCAGCAAACCCAACAACCGGACCTAAGTCTACGCAGTATGAAGTGGTCTTTATTTCTTCTTCTAATGTGCTTAATGTAAATGTCTGAGAGATACCACAATCTAAACACTCAGGAGTGTATGGCAGTTCAAGCGTATTGCTTGACAATACATACTCGTTCATGTAAGGGTCAAACCCTCCAAGTTTCTGAGTATTGAATGATTCATTAAATGTGTCTCTGAACCAAGTTCTCATATTCATTTCTGAGATAACTTTCAACTCATCGCTTGAGTAAGAGTTTCCTCTCAATTGAATTACAGCACCTCTCTTAGCATCTGTGAAAAACCTATCATACCCCCACTGAACATAACTCTCAGGATTAAAACTAATGCCATACTTTTCAGAACGAGCAATCTGCGTACCTAATACCTCAGGAACAGATGCAATAACACCACCTCCTGAAGAGTCTGATATTAAATTTTTACTCGCTAATACATATGAGATTTTATCTTCTTGCAATACAAGTACGTCAGTCTCTCTTCCATCTAACAAGTAAATGTCACCAAACGATGGCTCCAATACCTTGTAATTTAACAAGCCTAAGTTGAACTCATTTAGCTTATTTACATTTGACTCAGCACTATATACACCGCTATATGTAATATCAGAAAATCTGTCTGCCGCTTTATAATCCTGAGCAGACACACTTGTAACCCTGTTACCTAAGTTAAACGAGTTTCCAACAATAGAGTCTCTTATCTTATAGCTTTCTGCTCCATTACCAAACGCAAAGCAGTTGAAGAACTTTGTGTCTACAATAGCCGGAACGCTTGTATCTATATCTTGGTTTTGAATATTACCCATGTGGTTTCCATCCACAATAGCAAACGACATTTCATTCTCAAAGAATACATCAGGCAAAGAATCTGATGGGAGTGTTTCAAAAATTATTGTCTTATCAGAACGGAACACAGTAATATTAACTTCTACATTAGATGCACGAGAATTTGGATAACCAATACCTGTACATGGCAACGTACCTGTTACCATTAATTGTAGTTGATTAGTAGCTGTGTTTCTATAGAACCTATAGTAGTTAATACATAAATCAGTTGGAAGGTCTCCTGCAGTAGTTGTAATTCCCGGTACAAATTGATTGTCAGGAATACACTGACCTGCTCCCGCATATCGTGAGCCATCATTTAAAAATTGCTCAACGTTATCTCCTACCCACCAATCATACATATTGTCATATGCATTTGAGGAAATCAAAGTTTTTTCTAAATTACTTCTTCTTTCCTCACAAGCATTACCAACACCATCTCTCCATTGACTTATAGATAAAACAATTCTACTGCCCGCAGGAACGTCATAATCAACCCACGCAGATGTTGCAGTGTCAAATCTATTCATTGGATAGTATAGTTTAGGATACGGTCCTCCTCTCGGAGACGTAACGCTTACTTTACCCGGTGCTATAATAGCTAACTCGTCTTGTATAATATTAAAACTGTTAGGGTTAATCTTCATGTACACACCGGCAGGAATTGGAATAAAAACATCAGGGTCCAACTCACTTGGTATTTCTATAAAGTTTGAAGCCTGTGCCGACTTCTCAAGAACAGTAGCATAAACGCAAGACGTTGTTGCTCCATTTGAGTCAGCCTTTACAATTAACCTATCACCAACCTCAATCTTACGTGCATTCTCTCCCTCAAGAAGGAAGTATGCATTGTTTGTTATTGGGTCTTGAAAAAATATGCTTACATAAATTGTCTCGTAGTTTTCTTCATCAGGCTTGATTACAAACTTATAGCGTGTAGCCCAAGCCGGAGGCAGTTGTGTTGGTGGTATAGTTACTTGAATTGAGTTCTTGAATGCTGACAATCCACAAGGAATATGCTCAGTATTATTAGGACTAACCAATGCGGTTGTAGCCCTATTAAATTCATCCATGTACACAATACCAATCTCGTAGTCACGATTACTGTGTAGACTCTGAGGATTTGCTATCTCTTGAAAAGTAGCCTCAGCCAAAGTCACTTCATAATACTCATAAAATGTTTGAGTAGGAGTAACCAAGTTGTCTACGTATCTCATTGCAGGAAACTGCAATCCAATAACACTGCTGCCCGGACTTGTAATTATACTTACAGGCTGACCTACAGCACTAATACCACTTCCATTCTTTGTGTAAGTATCTAAGTTATTTGGTATTGCACAGTTAAAAGCATCTGTAAATGTTGTACCATTACAAGCATTCGCAATAGCTTGAATGTTTGCCGCAGTACCAACTGCATTTTGAAACTCTACGCTTGTTGCCAATTGATACACCGAAGTGTAATTTGTAGCTAAGAAAAATGCAAAGTTTAATCTTATTGTATTTGTCTCTTCAGTTGGATATGGAGTTTGTCCTGAAAACTGAGCATGAGAAATTGCCACATCTAAGTTTATTGCAGAGCCTGCAACCAAGTTTTGTCCTGTTAAGTCAAACGTAACTGTAGCATTAGCAACACTTACACTTCCATTAATAGAATAATTACCTGCAATAAGACCATCATCTATGTTGGTATTACCAATAGGCAGAGACACTAATGATGTTGTGTACTCAAACTTTATTGGAGAACCATTTTCATCAATTAAATCATATCCTTCTACATAATTACCATACATCAATCTGTTGCCCATTATTGTTTGAGCCTTTGCAAATCGAGGTACATTGTCATATAACCTAAGCAATTCAGCCTCAGACAATATGGTAAATATTTTACTGTTCGTAAACGTATATTGATAATCAGTATCATTAGCAAGACCTAAATTTGTCTTGTCAAGTTTCTCAATAACCTTAATGATATTACCATCAGCTTTCTTGAATAAAAGGTCTATGCCAACTACAAGAGAACTTCCTGAGTTATATGTAATCCTTGCAGAGTTACAGAAGTTGGTCATGCCCTCATTCAAGAAACTCTCAATACTAAAGCTGAAAGGGTTAGGCACGAACGCAGGTTGAGACCACTGAGATGTAGCACTATACTCCCCGTCAATATACTTGTATCTGTATGCGAAACAAATAAAACGTGTATCTAAATAATTCTCCTGACCATTTGTAACAAGAGGCTCAACACCCGGTGATTGTACCGGTGGTTTTTTTATAACAAGCAAAGACTCTGCTGTGATTTGGTCTATGTTTGCAATTGGATTAGGATAATTTCTTCTTGTATTTATAAACCTTGGAGCATTGTAGTCCTCAGTAAAAAACATCAAGTCGTTTAAAATATCAATACCCGTAACTAAATAGTTCGGGTTAAAGTTTAATGTAGTGTTTATGCCACCACCATCATCTATGCTTATAACGTGATAAGTTAGAATGTTTGAGAACACATTATAAGAAACAATTAAATCAAGTTTGCCGGTAGCCCCAACAGAAAAGTTAGGGTCGTGAACAAGCCAATATAACATTTCATTGGCACTGTCTTGGATTGCCCCAATACATCTTGCCTCAGTACTCAATGGCGTTCCATCAATGTATGATAAAGAAGTAAGAGGAAGATTCCCTTTTGTGTTCTCAATAACCCCAACCTCGGAGTTTTCTGTTGAACCCATTCTAATATTCATGGCATCAACATACTCGCCCTCAGGAAGAAGTCGTTGGTCAACAACCTTGTTCATCCTGCCCGATATAAAGTTTCTTGTAAAGTTTGCCATTTTATTTTATTTGCTTGTCCATTCCTCTCATGTTCATTAAGAGTCTGCCGGGATGAATATTGCTGATTCTAATTTTAGCATTACCAAGTAACGCTCTTCTTTTTTTACGAGCACGTGCAACCACATATTCCTGAACACCAAGTTTTGAACTAAGTATTTCATACTCTATTGCAGCATAAATATACGACTCAAATAATTTATTTACAGTAATCAAAGAGTTATCTCCTCCTTCCATACCATCAGATACATATTCAAGAATGCATTGCTCTCCTGACATTGAAGAGTCAAAGTTTATTACTCCTCCTTTTCTATCTATGTTAAAGGTAGGGTTTGAGTTTGCAGTCTCTGTATTTAATCCATAAGCTGCACCTATGTTGTTTTCAAAGTACCACATTCCGTCATAGTTCCAACCTAACTGACCATCAAACTGACTGCCTTGATTTAAGTAGATACTTTTTTTAATTCGAGTAAGTCTATCGTAATCAATTTCAGAGTACTGAGGAGACAACGCATTACCATATTGGTCAAACAAAATACGTCCGGTATTATCTTGAAGATAAGCCTTAGACGAAAGAGTCTGAATATTCTCAGACAATGGACGAAGCCAACCATCTTTATACATAGAGATGCGGACCCAATTCACATAGTCAGAAGGCAATATAAACCTGAGCATATCAGGCACAGTCAATTCCAATACCTTGATTTCCTTGAAGGCATCATAATTCAATTCCTGAATAGCACGCTTAGCGTGAAACAACACCTTGTAACGCTCTTCATTGTTAACCAATGAATGGTTTCCGGAATACATCAACAAAAAATTGTTGACGATGTCTTGCAGACTTACGTACTGATATGACCCCCAATTTGAATCCTCAGGAGTAACACCTCCGTTTTCGTAGTACTGATACTGTGATATATATGCCATATCTTATGGTTTTATGGATTTTGTTCTTGTTGTTCCTTGGTCATACCAAACTGTACAACTTCTGTCTCACGAATAGATATACCACAATACTGAAGAATCCTTGTTACTAATTTATATTCGTCTTCCAAAGGCAGTTCAAAGTCTTGATAATCAGATTGTGATTGGTCAAAGACAGGCTCACCATTAGACAGTGTAATGTATGTCCACTTAGGCACCTTAGGGAACCTAAAATAGGTAGCTTGCACTTGACCTTTATTACTTATTGAAGATGGGTAAAAAGTCAACACATCACCTTGCAAAGAATAAATAGGAAACTCTACCGTTGGATTAGTAAGGTTTGAATTTAATAGTAAGGTTGTCTTTGAATTAATTACTTTCTCAGCTTCAATAACCGTAGAAGATGAGAATATAGCATATGCATTTCCTGCTGCTACAAATATATTTGAATCTAAAAGGATTGCAGTATTGCTAAGTACTGACACAACAACAGAGGTATTCCCTGTGGTTATGTTTGTTACAACATCTCCGGGAACAATATTGTCTGCAGTAAAAGACGCAGTACTGTCAACTAATTGACCTGATACCACTGCTGTGTTTGTCCCTATCTTTAAAGTAACGGGCTTGCATTTAATATCTAAAAGACGATACGCACCGTATCCTGTAGTCGTAGGGCTTGGCATCGAAAATGTATTTCCTGAAATTTTTGAAAGATAGTCTGTACGCAAAAATGACTCTAATGTTTCTGCTATTGGCTGCTCCAAGTCAGCATAGTCTGTCCCTGATGAGCGAGCATTTTCGGCATTTATAACCGTATTGTAACTGCTAAAGTACTCCTCATAAATTTCCATCTGTGAGTTTTGGGCATACAGATTAAAATCAGAAGGAGATATGTATCCGTAGTTATTTTTGTTAAGTACAGATAATACCGTATTTCTTACTGAGTTTATCATTAGTTCTTTTTTTACAAATATACATAAAAAAAAAGAGGGCACAATAAGTGCCCCCTCCTCAATAATCAGTCAGTAATCAAAGTTTTATTACCCTAAAGTTGCCTCTAACATCTTTAAAGAATCAAGCCCTTCATCGCTCTGTAGGAAGTGTCCAACCATTTCGTATGGGTCTTCTCCAAAAGGAACAGACAACATCTTCTTTTTGTTGGTAGAGGTATTAAACCACACTTCTTTGTCGCCATTCCTTAAAATCAATAGCTTGTTTTCAAAGAATAAACGAACCTTAGCTT